TGAACTTTCGTATAAATCAAGTTCATCAATGAAATTAAACTCTATTACGCTAATAACTGTTTTTGTGTCATCTAATTCTATTTGGTTAACAGCAAGGAATAGATTGCCCAAACTATCTACAATAGCAAAGTTATTCTCTGCGTATATAGCACTCGGTACTGTTATCGCACTATCAGCACCAATTAACGATAAAGGTACTCTACCTGCTAAATCAACCGCTATGCTATCCGTTTGTAATTTATTGTACCTTGTAGCGCTTGTTTGCCAAAATAACATTTCATTTATTCCCGTTACCAAAACATTCTTTCTTGAAATCATATTTCCTATGATAAATATATCTGTTTGAGTATCATAAGGCAAAATAGGTATTGGCAATTCAACCCCGAATATTTCACTTTGGTCTTTGTTAATCTCATAAATATCTGTGCTGAAATCAGGTTCTCTTTCTTTTAACCAAGCATTTCCTGTTAATACATAATCAAATAAAGTTCTGCTAAAATAATATAACTTAACAGTAGCATTATCTAAATAATATCTATTGTCTATTGCGGCTGCAAATGCTGGAAAGTCTGCGTATGTATCATAAAGATGTGCCTCTACAAATACTGGATAACCTGCACCAGCAGTTCCACTTGATGACATAATCATTCTAATTGTAGAAGTTCCATGTATTGTAACCTCTGGGAAATTATTTCCTTGCATTGCTAACATTTCGTTTGTTCTTGTTATTGTACCAGCACCAGATATTTCACCCCAATAACTCTTAAATAAATGTATTCTACCATATTGGAATGTGCCATCTTCTAATGTGTAAGGAACTAATGATTGCTGTAAATTTGTAACTCCTATTGCGTTTTCCAGTTTAACCTTTTTACCCGCAGATTTTGTATCAAAGAAATCTAATTTATATTTAATTGTGTTTTTCTCTGCTGCTATCATCAACGGCTTATATACCGCAGTTTCATTAAGGTTAGTAGCGTTTTTATAGTTTATCTGTAATGCCGCTGCACTAATCGGCAAACCGTCTAACCTTACACTTATCGACCTAAATGTATTTAAAAAATTATATTTTAATAATGTGGTTTGTGTATCTAAAGTGCTTTCTACATTAGCATTACTAACTAAAACGTATTTTAAAGGGATTATTATATCTCTCCTTAATGAGTAATCAGTTTTCGTTAACGCAACCTCATATGGTCTATATTCTTTATCTAATTGAATAAACTGTGCTATTCTGTTCCAGTTTCTACTTAATTCATATCTTGCTATTATGAAAGCTCGAAAGTAAATTATTTCAACCTTTGTAACGAAGAAATTATCTTCTGTATAATCGCCTAATGAATAAACACCAGTTGCGTTTGTATCTGGATCATATGGTGCTATATTGTAATGTTTCTTACTAATAGACACCGTATCAACACCAGTTCGTTGAAGTTCACCATATAACTTTTCCGTTACATCATGTAAATCGTTTATTCTTTCGCTTGGGTTTAACATAATTGATGACATATTATCAAACATATCTTCTGTTAAAGAATATTGATTTCTATCAATACGATACTGTGCTGAACGCATATTTTCAATGAATGGCACATACGTTACTTTGAATGTATAACCATTATTTACTGGTGTATCACCACCATATCCTATGTCGGTTAATATATTATCTAAAGGCAATCCTGTGCCAAATAAGTTAAATGTTGAATTAAATCCCTCAATAGTATTTTTGCCAAGTTGCCAATATACAGAGTTGCTCTTTGCACCGTCATAAGGGTCATCTGGTACTACATCTAATATATCATATTTTAATAAATCATAGACTTTCTTGTTGTAACAATAATCTGTAATATCTACCGTTACGTTGGGGGTTGCACCATAAAGTGGCACGAACAATTCAAGTGATATAAACTTTTGCATTTTGTTAGCCAAAACTAACTTGAAGTTGCTTTCCCCTACTATTATTTCATCACTACGAAACGTAATGTATTCTGTAATTGAGTTTGCAAATATATTCGCTGTGTCTTTATCAAAATTTTCTGGTATTGTATTTTCGTGAAATAACTCTGCTCTTTGCGCAAAATTATCTCCCGTTGCTTCATCTTTATAATCTATTGAACCAATATCAATGTCAAATTTCAAATTGCGTTTATTTATGAAATCGCCTTTCAATCTCCATGTAGGTGATTTTGTACTATCATAAAACATTCTTGGAATAGCATTAACAGACTTAAATAGTCCTATAAATGCTTCACGCATATTTTTCTTTTCAAAGAACATTTGTGGTAATTTCTTACCTGTAATATCAATTTCAAAATCACTATCTAACCCAACTAACCTCGTTGCCTCTTGATTTTGTAAAGGAACTAATGGTGTTGAATTGATTATTTGTTTTATTGCCTCAATTAACGTTATTTGTGTTCCATTTAATGGCTGAGTAAAAGTTTTAGTACCTACAAGAAATTTATCTAACCACTTTGTGGGTTCTATTAACGCCAACGTGTGGTCGTATGTGTTTGTACTACCTTTAGTACCTATATCTGCTTTGGTGCTAAATACGAGCCAATACGTTGTTATTGAATTGCTAAAACCATCTGTTTTAACTATCTTCACTCTTGAAAATCTTTTAAAAGGTGCTTTCCTTGTTACTCTTGGAATGGTTATTACCGCACTATCTAAACTTTCGTCAAGTTTAAAGGTTTCGGCTAACATATCTGGATAAATACTCGTTGTAGCACTTTTTTCATATATAGTTATCGCATAACTAAATGCCATGTTATCGCCTACTTTCTGGTATTAACTGTTCCACCACTTAATTGTCGCATAAAATCTGCTGTAAGATTAGCTTTGTATTGCTTGATTTGATACTGAATACCTGCATTACCAATAAAAACTCCAGCCACTCCTAACGCTAATACTGGGTTTGTTAATGCTGTTATAGCAAGCCCACCAGCCATCATACCTAATTGACGTTTTCTTGCTGTTACTGTGTTTTCTGTCAACTCACCAACATAACTTGCTATCTTTGTTGACACTGCTAAACCAAGTATTCCTGCTCTCCTAAAATTTGGTGTTATTGCTCTGCCTTTATTTTCTGTTTTGACTACCCTTGTACGATCAGTTGATATTGTTGTTCTTTTAGGATTTGTTTTAGGGTGTAAAGAACCTTTATTATAATTTACATTGACATTATAATCTTTCATAACTCCACCCCTATTCTATAACTGAATCTGTCTTAAATATATCAAAACTTATATATTGCTTTTCTCCTAATAATATAGGTTTAGTTATGTTTTTAATATTAACCCAAAACCCATGCCCTGCTGTTCCTGCTTTTTTTTCTTGATAGAAAAACCTCTTTGTCATATCGTATGTATCAGAGGACATATCATCTGTTATATTAGTTTCAATAAATGAATTAACATATACTGTAACATTTGTACTCCACATGCTTTCTTCGTTGCCACCTAACGCTTCAACTGCTGTTATTCTATGAGGTATGTTTTCAGTGTTTTCTCTTTGAACTCCACCGTCATAAGGTAATATTTGAGTTAAATTAGCAACAACAGAAGTTGTGCCTAAGAAATACTCATATCTGTTACCAAAGTAGTTTGTGTTACTAAACTCAATATAAACACTCATTGAAACTTGTGTGTAATAATTGCCATTCATTGGACTTGTAAGCCCGTTTGGTATAATACCACTACAACTCCACACAGTATGGAAAGTGTTTGCTGTATCGGTTAAATCTTCGCTGTTACCTACTACTTGTGCTATGAATTGATTTAATGAACTTAAATCAGCGTCTATCAAATCTTGTTCATCGCCATTTAATAATAATATTAGGTTAACTGTTACATTACCATTTAATTGACTTGGAATAGGTTGATACTCGATATCCATTTCAGCCATAGCAGTAATAAACTCTGTTTCAATAGTCTTATATCCGTTTCTAACATCATAAACAAAATGCTCATCTTCATCTTCAACATAAGCATAAGATCCTACAACGAACTTTTTATTATCTGTGTTATTATTCAATTTTGTTGAAATGCTTGCTCTTATAAGTTCATATATCATTAGATACTCCTATCCATAAATCTTCTATCATATACCTCGTTTGAAGTATCGTGTTCCCATTTATTTTCAATGGCCATTTTATCTACGTCTAATTTCAAACTCTGTTCATTTTTATATTCTCTTTTATCGCTAATATCATTGTCTGTTTGAGCCATTCTACCTACATATTTAAAACGATTTTCTTTCTTTTTGTCTAACGATTCATACTTTGAATAGAGGTAACTTGCTATTGTAGGAACTACTACATTTCCTATTTTCCCTTTATGTTTATTAGAATATCTTGTTCCTTCTTCAAGAAAATAGATATAATAAGCGTCTGAAAGTGAGTATTTTATACGAAAACCTTTACTTGTACGCATACTTTTAATAGCGTTAAACCTTAAATTACCTGTATCAAACGGTGCTAAAGCCATTGCAATACCTTTTGCCACCCTCATATCAGCAGTAATCATCATGTTCATTAGCTTAATTCCAATATATGTGGTGGATTATTACTAATTAAAAACATACCATTTTGATATTGAGGCAATAATCGGTTGATTAACAGCATTGAATTATCTTCAAAAAGTATCTTATCTCTCTCTCTAAACACAATATCCGTTTCGCTTGTGAATAAAACCCTATTATATCTGCCTTTTAAATGCGCTGAAATAGGTTGAAACGTCATTTCTGTCGCTGTTAAGTATCTATATTTGAACGGTTTAGTGTACTTATATATCTCCGTTGTTACTGTTGCTGTGCTTTTAATCATGCTATCTACTTGAGTAATTTCTTCTCTTTTAACTAACCATGCGTCTAAATATTCCCCTGCACCTATGTTTGACATAATTAGTACCCCAAATCATCATAGTCATAATCGGTAGTTTGAGGTAAATACATCTCTTTACCGCTGTATAACAATAATCCTTCTTTATAATTTCTTATAGAGTTAATAGATTCAAGAGAAACTCCTCTATCGCCACGCAAATGCTCTAACTTAATAACTTTGCCATTTAAAGGGTTAACGCCTAATAGTTTTTGCAACGACATCGCACTACTTTCATAATCAAATAACGCTTGTTGTTCAAGCGCCTCTTTTAACATAAGCATAACATCGTCTGTAAAAGCAAGATAATATTGCCAATATGTCTTATTTTTTTGTTTGTGATTATAAATAAAATTGTAAATACGAATAGATATTTTAAGTAATTGGTTTACGGCTTTCGTTTTACTGCCATATTTAACTACAAAGTCTATATCCCACGTTGTTTTTAGATATTCTGGGTTTAAAACAAACAAATGATGTGTCGTATTATACGTTAATGCTGTTGTATCTTCTGTCCTTGCCATATTAACACCCCTTTAATTTACTTTAAATACGAATGGTTCTGCCTCTATTTCGTTGTCATCATAATTATATATCATTTTTTCGTCTAAATTGAACTCTAATCCCTCTTTTTCTACTACATCACGATAGATTTTCTTGATGAAACGATACTCGATTCTCTCTATTCTTGTGAATTTACTGTATGTTTCTTTCATTTCAGCAAGTTGATCCTGTAAAAACTCTTTAAATTCTGCTAAATTTGATATTTCTTTTGTAAATACCTTCATATTCTCTAACACATTGTATCTAATTATCGCTGGTGTCATAAAATACTCGGTTAATACATCATCTTGAACCTTTTTCATTCTCATACACATTTGTAAATATTCTTCTCTTTGTTCTAATTCTTCTGCTGTATATACTGACAAATCTTTTTCTTCTATATTTTTTAACTTACTCATTATTATAATTTCCCTTCTTTTAGCTTATTTGTAAATTCTTCAACCGTAAGAAACGGTATAACATTCTTCATCTCTAAAGCACGTTCCATTATTATTTTTGCTATTATTTCGTTTCTTGATTCTACTACGAATATTTCTGCAACATCTTTATAAATCTCGTTATAATACTTTACACAAGAATTAAAATTCTGTTCAGTAAATCTATCATCATTGATTTTTGTTCTCATAAGATATAGATATAACTTAGCATAAACCTCGATAATCCATGTGTTAATATAACTATTCAACGGATTAACTTTTCTTACGTGGTTAATAGCGTAAATCATATTTGCTACATATCCAGTAAATGATTGATTATAAGTAAATTCATAGTTATTTATTCTTGTTATGCTATCTTCTCTCATGTGCCAATAATAAACTGCGTCTTTTATAAAAAAGATTTTCTCGTTTGAGTTAGCACATAATCTAACCATTGTATTGAACCCTGTGTCCTCGTTTGCTCTTGTATTATTAAACTGTATTTGATACTTTTCTATGAATGAACGCTTATAGAGCTTTCCAAACATAAACACTAAATCATTATTACATTGAACAAAGTGTAAATCTTTATCTTCTTGTAAAAACGATCCTGCTACTAAAACTGCATTTTCTTCTTTTTCCATTTTATTAAGTAAAAATTCTAATGCGAATGTTGACGAGAAGCTGTCATCTGCGTCTATGCAAGTAAAATAAGTTAAATTTGAATTGTCAATTCCTACTTGCCTTGCTACTCCAGCACCACAATTCTTGTCTAATCGTATTTCAACGATTTCAAAATATGGACTAAATGTGTTAATAATACTTGAATAATCAAGTCCATCATAATCATTTACTAAAGTAACTTTACACTCTTTAACTAATGATTGAATTAAAATAGAACCTAATGTCCTAACGATTGTTTCTTTTGCTTTGAAAACTGGTATTACAATGTCAATTTTTTTCAATTTATTTCTCCTCTATGTTGGTTTACAAGCGCCAAAGAGTCGGACTTTGGTTAATACCACACGCTTGATATATAAAGGGTGGCAAACCCCTTATTGCCAAGTTATACTGCCACCCAATATGTTATTTATTTAATTCTTATGAAGATGTTGTTGCGATTGATACTGTATCAGTTTGAGGTGTTCCTAAAGCTGTATAAGTCTTAACCCCTGCTGATGTATATGTAATAGCCATAATTTCACATGTTAAGATTGTTCCAGCGTCAGTTGCTACACCTGTTATAACATTAGTTGATACTGTTGTATAAGTATAAGTATCTGTTACTGTAAATAAGGTTGCGTCTGCACTAGTCCATTTAACTGCATATCTGTTACCATCAAGACTTGGTGCTACGGTTGCTGTCATTGTAATTGTTGCTCCATTAACTACCGTTTCAAGTCCTGTAATTACCACTGCTGTGGTTGCTACTGGAGTTTCACTTGCTGGTGCTTCAACTACCATTGCTACTGAACCTTCAACAAATGCTGCGTCAGCTAATAATTTGATACCACCTTCGAAGAATACTTCTACTCCAAAGTTTGATAATGGTTGGATTCTTAGTCCTACGCCATCTGGTGAATCAATGATTTTAACTTGTTCTGGGAAAGCATAACCTCTACCTGTTGCTGTTGCTGCACAAATTAAGCCAACAATATTAACAAGGTAGTTATCTGGAACTGCTAACCATTCTTCTGCTAAAGACCAAATTGCTTTTGTAACCATAAATACTGCTGTATCGTTAATCATACCACGATAACCTTCTGAAATTTCAGGTAATACGGTTTCAGAGTCAACTGCACCACTTCTCATAATATCTTGTGCGAAGTTTGAACCGTTTATAATTAAATCGCCTTTTTGACGTAAGTCTTGTAAACAAGACGGTCTTAACAATGCTACCCTACCTGTTACTGGGAAATAATCATTGTAATCGCCATCGCCATCATCTAATGAAGCACTTGCTGCCAAGAATTTAGTGATTGCGTCGCCTTCTGTTGCTGCGGTATAGGTAAAGATTCTATCTGTTTCCGCACCTGCTGTGATAACTGCGTTAATAACAGCTGCTAATTGATAAGCTAATGTTCCTGCGTTCATTTGTCTTGCAATGTTCTTAGCAATACGTTCTGAACGAACACCAACTGCACTTGCACCTGCTAATGATAATACATGCTGTGCTTGTGGTACATCTTCCATAGCGTCATATATATGTTTACAATAAATTAGTTCTTCACTTAATGTTGCAATTGATGGGTCTAAACTGTTAAAGAACTCTCCATTAACTGTTGCACCCATTGTTCTAAACTCACCTGTTGAGTTTGCTACCTTTGGAACTCGTAATACTGCTCCACCACGTCTATCTGCACCTGTTGTGAATACTTCCGTAATCCCAACGCCATCATGATACAATTTATTTTGTATCAACGATCTTAACATTACATTACCGACTTTAATTTCTAAAGCAGTACTGTTTACTGACAATCCTGTAAAATCTGCAAATGCCATAATATATATCTCCTTTTAATTTTATTTTTTAAACTACACTTTTAGTTTGATTTTGTGCTTTATACTTAATGGAAAGTTCATCACGCTTTTCTGCTTTCCTTAGCAAACCTTCATTAGGTTTTGGCGTGAAATTCCCCATTGGTTGAGTTCTTTTCAACTCTGTATTTTCATCTTCGAGTTCTTTATACTTAGCATTAAACTTTTCTTCATACGCTGCTAATGCTTTATTAGTCTTTTCCTCGAAGGACTTTTCTAATTTAGCAAATCTTTCGTTTATATCTGGTTCTGTTACTTCATCTTCTGCAACTGCTAACTTTTGGTAATAATCCGAAGCCTCTGACAAATGATCCATAGCAATCTCTTTTGCTACTTCTCGGTCATCGGTGTGTTCCAACTCGGTTTCAATGGCTTTGTCCAACTCTGTTTTAAGCGTATCTACTGATACATTATGCTTTTTAGCAATGTCATCTAAAGACAAATTATCGGCCTTTCCACCCTTTAGTTTATTTTCCTCTGGTTTTTCATCATCTTTTGTTTCAACGTTTTCTTCAACTACAACTTCTTCTTTAACTACGACTTCTTCCTTTTCTACAGGTTCTTCCTTAGTTTCCAAATCAGTCTTTAATAAATCAAAAAACGCTTGTTTCTCCTCTTTCGGTAATGCTTTAACTTCTTCTGCGTTTAGCATAGTAAGCCCTCTCTTTCGTTTAAAAATTTTTAACACGTGATAACCTCCTTTTTAAAGGCAACGCTTGGTGTTAGTAACGGAATATTATTCCTGCTAATAGCTCTTTGAGTTTTCGCATGGTAAACGGCTACTAAAATTAACGTTGTTTTAAACTTTGTTTCTATATAATGCCTCTCGGCTTATAACCTATTTCTGTACTACTACTGCACCATTGTTAACCTCTTTAGGTTTTGCAACATCTTTTGGTGCTTTAATGCTATATTTCTCTTTGATTTCTCCCTCTCGTTGTAAATCAGCATACTTGCGTTCAACTATTTCTTGAATTTGTGCGTCATCTAAATCAGGGAACATCTTCTTAAATACATCAAAATATGGGAAACCAACCTCATTCATTACTCTTGTTTGCTCTGTTGTTACAAGCATATTTACATGGTTTTGAGAACTAAATACGACTTTTATGTCATCAGGTTCTTTATAAAAATCTTTCCAAATACGCATGAAACGGTCTAATACTTGTCTAAACATTACTCTCTTTTCTTCAATATAAGAGATAGTTTTTTGGGCTTCACTCGCAATTTGAGTTGCTGTCTTTGAACTACCTGTACTGTCTTTCAAGTAAGAGAATATATCGCTACCAGATAGCCCTATTGCACTCGCTATGCTCTCTGCAAAGTTATTACGAGTTTCAATCCATTCTTTTGCTCTTAACTCAAACTGAATAGATAATGGCTTTTGGTCTGTTTCGTTTCTATAAGGCATTTTGGTAAATAACATACCGTCAAAATCGCTATAAAATACATTATTTGTATCGGTAGGATTACGCATTTCTTGTGGAACTAACACTTTCCCTCTTGCTAAATACAAGTCTGTAATCATTTCAGAGTACGCTTGTTCATAGCCAATTAGATATGAAATTGTATTTGCTAATGCGCTTTCGCCTAAATCAACCTCTGGAATTGTATTAACTGCGTTTAATTTCGTTATCAATACGCCAAGTTGAGGAATACCCTCTGATATTTCTTGTTCAATTCCTATCATAAATGAGTTTCCATAATCATGTTTAAGCGAATTTCTAATAACTTTAGGTAATTGTTCCCATTTAATATCATCAGTTGGTACTGGATTAAACTGTTGAGCTGATAATACTGATGTTACACCACTTTTTATATTGATTTTATAGCATGGAACGCCATTTTTATTATAATATCTGTTTTCTAATAGATAAAAGTTCTTTTGTTCCATTCCTCTGCCTTGTCCAACTTCAATATCGGCTGTATAAGACTTGATAAACCCTGTATAAGATATAACATTTCCACTAAAATCAACTGCATGGAAGAATTGGTCTATCCTTTGAACTTTAGGAACTAAATCCCGTTGCCAATTTATTGCTAAAATAATAGCACTTGTTCCTCCAGCTAACGTAAATTCACTTAATTTCTTTACGAAATCTTGGAAATTATATTTATCTGCATAATCTTGGAACTTTTTAATAGTTGGATTAACTAAATTTGTAGGACTTTTCTCTGAATTTTTGTTTTCAAAGAATACTTGCCCCCCTACGATTAGTTTAGATAACTCTTTAATAACGGAATTACCTATTCTTGTAGAAAATATACCATTTCTTGGATCATGAAACTCTGGAACATAACCATGATACCAATTTAACATTGTCCTAACGTTGTATAGATAATATTGTCTAAACTCTGTTGGAACGAGCATATAGAAAGTATCTCTAATTATATAGGAGTAAGTTAATTCAGGGTTCAATGATGAAATTTTACCAATTTGTTGCATGGTTTGTGATGTTTGGCTGACTACTGACATATTTACTCACTTCCTTTTTGATAATCGTGTAATTGGTGTGGATTAGCGTGATACGCTACTGGATAACGAATTGCGTCTGTTCTATCATTAGGCACAGCGTCATTAAATTTAGTAGGGTCATCTTCACGCCAACATACTGTTTCTAACTCGTTATATAAAACAACAGGCTCAATAACTGACTTACTTATCAATTCAACAAATGATTCATCTGTGAATAATAGTTTTTTGTCTGCTAAAGAGTTGTTTACTCTATCACTCGTAGCAACTAAATCTTTCTTTGTAAACGGAATAATAACGCAATAACCACCAAACTGATACCTTAAATGGTCAATTAGGTCTGTGTTATGTCCATCTGCAATGAATATCTTTTCTGTATAATCAAGTCTATATTTCTTTATTAAACCGAATAACCACGCACGTACATGCGTATCTATCATTATATTATTACGAATTTGTCCATTACTTTTAGGATCATGTTGTAATATATCTCCACATTTGACGATAAGTTTACCATCTCTCATGTGAAATATAGGAATAAACTCGGTCATATCACGTACAGTAGAGCCATCAACACCTATATATAGACGTTCAACATTCTTTAAAAGCCATTCAGGACTAAATATATACTCTTTTCCTGTGTTTATGTCTGTAAACGTATTTTCTGTTTTATCTTTTTTAGGCATAACATGAACGTTATAAGTAAACGCCCCATAAACTAACTCATTACCCCCAACAGGAATACCCAAGAACATATACTTATAATTATTAGGATTAAGTTCTCTTTCTTGCTGAATCATTGAGATTGTAGGTCTTGTTAGCAAAGTTTCTATATCATGCCAATTAGTTTCTATTGTTAAAAACGTTGTATCTTTTGCTTTTTCTCTTGACCAAACGTTAAATTTACCGTTTAAGTTTCTATCTCTATTTCCTAAATATACCATTTTGCCATTAACAACATCTAATTCACGAATATATGTAGCCATTGCTTGTTTCAACAATTCTTCGCCATCAGAACTACCACTAAATATTTCTTGTGTTTCTTCCACTACTATTAGCGATAACTTCCTTTCACTTGTTTTACCACGTGATTGGTTTGCACCTGATTTACTACCCATACCAACTCCACCAAAGATTATTTGGTTTCCAGCAGGTAATGTAATCATTAAAGGTGGACTGCTTTTGAATTTAATTCTCGCAAATTTTTCAATGTCTAAAACTTGGAAAAAGAACTTTTTTAATTCAAGGAAAATACTTTGCTTTAATTGTGAACTATTTGCTCTTAAAATAACAATATCATTTTCAGGCCTATCAAGTGATGTTAAGCCAACCAACTGAATTGTGTTAATTGTTTTGCCACCAATACGACCACTTAGATTAAGGAAACTGTTTATTTCTCTACCATATAACTCTTTAAGCTCTGCATTAGTTTGCCACATAGGATTGAATTTCTTAACTCTAAATAAACTTACATAATCGTCCATGTCAACTCAAATCTACTTCATCATCACCGATTATCTGCATTTTGATAAAGATTGTATTCCTTGTTGCCTCTAACTCTATTTGTTTATCCTTATATTCCATTTTCTTCTTATTATTCAAATAATATGTGTTTGCATATGGATTAGGAGGAAACCACTTTTGCATGATTTGCTCTTGTGAAGCCGTACTATTTCTTTCATTCTTATAATTTATGGTTCTTTTTTCTTCTTTGTAATATCCTGTTGCTAACTGCCATAATGCCTTTTCAGCACCATCAAGTTCAGCAGCTCTACCACGATCAATAGAGTCATAGATTTCAGGGTTCTCTCTCATTAACTTATGAAATTCACTTTGGCTAACAGCAAAACATTCTGCTATTGCTAATATTGTCAACTTTTCCGTTGATAATCCTTCCATTAAAATAAGCCCATCTTCACTCAATAAATAATCTTTTTTTTCTTCTACATTTTTCTCGAAAAAATTATTATCTGATAAATAGGCTTTTGCTTTTTTGAAGGATTCGCTTTTCTTGCTTTCAATCGTGTTTACTAATTGCTCAACAAACTTACGGTCTTTATACACGCTTATCCCCCCTTTATTTACATTCTACACGACTTTTATTCCTTTTGTCAACCCATATGTGCGTTTTTGTTTCTTTTTCATTACGTTTTATTGTTATGACGTTATATTTCTCTTACGCTAAAGTGCTTTTTGTTTTACGAGTTTATAGATAATCCTTAGACACTATAACGTACCTATATCCTTTAATCGTTTACCATATACGCCATAAACATATATACGTTAAACAATGTAATATCGTAATGCTTATATATACGTTAAACAATGTATTAACGCTATGATATATATATACGTTATATTCTTTTGTATATACGTTATAATGCTTTATATGTGAACGTTATTCTTGCTGTTGGACGTTGAGAAGGAAGAGCGATAAAACAGCTTAAGGACGTAAAAACAATACTAAGTCTTTATTTGACGTATTATAAAGTACTTTGTTTT